CTAAACGCTCTCAATAAGCGGGCGGATGATTTGGCGGCGAAGGTGGATGTCTTAGAGGCGCAAGTGTCAGGCTTGCGTTCTGCATTGTCAGACAGGGAAGCAATGATCGTGAATTTGCAGCAGGAAAATGTTGATTTGCAGGCGCAAGTGGATAAATTGAGCAAGGTGGTCAACAACAAGGATAAGCGTATTCGTGAACTCGAAAAGCAGGTGAAAGAGTTGACAGAACGGCTTGACGCGATGAACGGGAACGGTGAGCATTGTGACTGACTTCATCGGTGGGCGTGAGTGTTTGTGGACGTGGTCGCGGTTACTTGAAAAGACGAGGGTGATCTGGCAGAGCTAAACTGGACTTTGCAACAATTCAATATTGACGAGCTGACGGATTATTACAAGAATCCGCGTTCGCTTTCTGATAAAGAGTTCAAGCAACTCAAAACATCGCTTGACAAATTCGGCATGATAGATAAGCCGATTGTGAACGCCGATTCTGCCAACACGATTATCGGCGGGCATCAGCGCAAACACGTGCTGGAGGCTTCCGGCGTAAAAGAGATTGAGTGCTGGATTCCTGACCGCGAGTTGAGCGACAAGGAAGTCGAAGAGCTGAACATCCGCCTGAATAAGAACACCGGTCAATGGGACTTTGACGCGCTGGCGAACGAGTTTGACCTGGGCGAGCTTCTGGACTGGGGCTTTAGCGAGCAGGAGTTGGGGATTCATCCTGACATCGATTTTGACGAGTTCGACGGTGAAGGCGATGGCGGTGGCAGTCGAATGATGAACGGCGATAAGGTGAGAGTGGTCTTAGGTGCGCTCATGTTCGACATTCCCGACCCCGACCATTCGATCTACAAGCTCACTGAAGAGGCAGATGAGGATGATGTCAGGGATAAGCTGCTTAGCCTGATCGCTATGGGAGAGCTGCCGTGAAATACGCCTTCCCACAACTGGACAGCAAAACCAGGTTCCAGACTTACAACATCGTCGCAAGAACACTGTTAACCAATGGGCATTCTGTCACGCCCGATATTGAGGATGACAGCGACGCGGTATTGTTTTCAGCCTGCGACGTACTGGACATGGTTCAGCTTAGGCAGTTGATGAAAAAGACAGATAAGCCAATTATCTTGGGTGGCTCTTATGCTTTCAACTTTTGGTCTGCAAGTACGTTCGCAGATATTGTCTGGATTGGTGAGGTGTTCGAGTTTGCGGAACTCAAAACGCTTGCTGACATTGCCGACCATCGCAGCGCTTACACTGGCACTCCCAAACAGTTATTCGCAAGCCAGCGGATAGATTGGGAGAGAGTGCCTATTACGCAGATAAGCAAGAATAAGTGTTACTACTGGGGCGGCGTGGGCTGCAAGAACAAATGCAGGTTCTGTTTCACATCATGGACTCACAAACATCAGGTTAACTCTAACGCGCGCATTTCAAGCGCGATAGCGACTGCCAGAAAGCGTGGTATTCACCTGATGATCTCCGCTAACGAATATACGGATGATATAGACGTGAAAACGAAAGACATGTTACTTCGCGACTATATCAAGAAGCCTGTTAAAGGTGCGGTTGTGCGCTTGGGCGTTGAATTCGCGACGGAGCGGGTGAGAGAGAAGATCGGCAAGCCGATTACAAGAAACGAGCTATTCGCAGCGATACAGAAGATGAATGTGGACAACGTCGCTTTGAAGTTGTTCCATATTGCGGGATATGAAAGTCGGGACGACTGGGAACAATACATTCTGGACTTGTGCGAGATGGTAACACGTTCGCCTAATAAACGACTGCTTCATCTCGAGTTCAACAATCTGCAATATCAGAACTACACGCCACTTTATCGGAAACGGCATTCAATCGACCCTGACAAGTATATCGACATAAGCACAACCAAGCGATGGTTCGATATTCTAAGACAGCATTCAAGCCATGTTCTGGTTGGCGCGCCATCCCCGTTCAAGCACGTTGCGAGTCGGATGGTAATAGAGCTTGGCACGACCCGAGAGATTGTTAATTCTGGTCTCACAATGCTGGCGCGGAAAGGCAAGCACACGAATGAGGAATATTACAAATTATTGATTGACAGCGGCGTTTTGAATACGCCCGCTTATGCGCTTAACTTCCAGACGGGAGAGATAAAAAGACGAGCTGAATCTGACCACATAGGAGTTGACAATTGAGCGAGCAGAAGACGCCAACACGTGCAGACGTGATTGCGATGAGACGCGAGGCAGTCGCAGCAATGCTGGCGCGCGGTCTTTCGTTACGTCAAATTCGTGAGAGTCTGGCGAACCTCGACGAGCCTATTATCGTTTCGCATGGGACGGTAGTCCGGCTTACGTGGCGGTGGCGATCCAGCGGTGGGTGGATGTGACGGGCAAAGAGCCGGTGTTGATTGGCGAAGATTGACGAATGGGTAAAGAACTTTACACGGCAAAGCAATTCATTGATGCAATACCAGGAACGGGCGGTATTGTGGCGGCTATTGCTGACCGTGTTGGCTGTAAATGGCATACTGCGAAGAAATACATCGAGAAGTACGCAACGGTCAAGGAAGTTTACGAAGACGAATGCGAGCGCATTGCAGACCTTGCGACCAGCACGGTGTTCAAGGCAATTCGTGACGGTGACATTCCAACCGCGAAGTGGTATTTGACGAAGAAACGCAAGGACGAATTCGGCGATGCGATTGATGTTACTTCCGGCGGCAAGCCATTGATTATTGACTGGGATGATGACAACTGATGAATTCCCTATATGGCGTGTCAAGCCTCACGATGGACAAAAAGAGGTTCACAGGTCAAACGCAAGGTTCAAGGTGCTATCGGCTGGACGGCGTTGGGGCAAGACTCGCTTGGGTGTCAATGAGTGCGTTAGCGTTGCTAACGAAGGCGGCAGGGCTTGGTGGGTTAGTCCGAGCTACAAGACCAGCGAAGTTGGCTGGCGACCGCTTCGGCAGATGTGCAGGCGCATTCCTGGTGTTGAAATCCGGCTTGGTGACAGGGTGGTGAACTTCCCGAACGGCGGTTTTGTGGCTGTTAGATCAGCAGACAATCCCGACTCATTACGCGGTGAAGGGCTGGACTTCGTAGTAATGGACGAATGCGCGTTCATGCAACGAGAGGCGTGGACGGAGGCTATCAGACCGGCGCTATCAGACAGGTTAGGCAAGGCATTATTTATCAGTACACCGAAGGGGCGAAACTGGTTCTGGGAAAACTACCAGCGCGGCATCAATGGTGAGGAAGGCTGGGCGGCGTGGACATTCCCGACCGTCAACAATCCTTACATTGCGGCAAGCGAAGTTGAAGCGGCGCGGCGTGACTTGCCTGAGATTATCTATCGGCAGGAATACCTTGCGGAGTTCGTGGATGACCAGGGCGGAGTGTTCCGGCGCGTGCAAGAAGCAGCAGTACTACAACCTCGTGAGCCGCAACCAGGAAGGCAATACGTCGCTGGCGTTGATGTGGCTTCGAGCATAGATTTTACGGTTGTGAGCGTGCTGGATGTTGAGAGCAAAGAGCAAGCATTTATGGACCGCTTCAACCGTGTGGATTACCCCGTGCTGATTGACAGGTTGGAATCGGTCTACCACCGCTATTCTCTTACTTCGATGGTCGTGGAATCCAACTCGATAGGCAGACCGGTGATTGACGAACTGGTGACGCGGGGCTTGAATATCGTGCCATTTACAACGACTTCAGCAACAAAGCAAGCAATTATTCAAAGCCTGCAATCAGCCTTCGAAAATGGGCTGATTCGTGTGTTGGACGAGCCGGTGCTGGTGGGTGAACTACTGTCATTTGAGAGCAAGCGCAATGCAAGCGGGTCATTCAGTTACAGCGCGCCTGGTGGAATGCACGACGACTGTGTGATGAGTTTGGCTATTGCGTGGGACGGAATCAGAGAGCGCGTGTCGGTAATCAAGAATCCATTTTATGAGTATTAGAGCGAGGCGTTATGGGTGTAATGGATAATTTCAGAAACTGGTTGCTTGAGCCGCTGTTAGGGCGTGAGGCTGTACAAAGAGCGACTGTAGCCAGCGTGAACCGCAATTACCGCCGCGGGCAGCACAAAGCACCGATCAAGACCGCCGATGATGCCATCGTTGTGAATTTCATTGGCTTACTGGTTGACCGCTCGGTTGCGATGCTGTTCGGCAAAGAGCCGCAATTCGATCTTCCTGGTGAATCAGACGCGCCGGTGCAACAATACGTTGACGAGGTTTGGAATGCTAACCGCAAGATGCAATTGCTGAAACGCGCGGCGGTCTATGGGGCTGAATCAGGCTCTTGCTATGTCAAGATACTACCAGATGGCGCGGTGAATAGAGACGGCAAGCTTGTACCTCGACTGGTTGTGTTAGACCCCGCTACCGTCACGATGGACGCGCTGCCGGAAGACATTGAAACGATTATCCGATACACGATTGCTTACACGATCACCGACCCTGTGACCGGCAAGGATAAGACCATCAAACAGGTAACAGAGCACGATGTAGAAACCGGCTATTGGACCATAACTGACAGCGTGAGCGTCAATGGCGGTAAGTGGGAAGTGACGAATGTGCAAACGTGGGAGTACGAGTTTGCGCCGATTGTGCACTGGCACAACTTGCCGGACGTGGGGAGCGTGTATGGCAGACCGGACATAACCGCCGACCTGATTGATCTGCAGGACAAGATCAACTTTGTTTCCAGTAACACCGCGAAGATCATCAAGTATCACGCTTATCCGAAGACTTGGGCACGCGGGTTCCAGAACTCCGGCAAGATAGCGTGGGGCGTTGATGAGATGATCACAACCACCGACCAGAACGCGCTCATTCAGAACCTCGAAATGCAGAGCGACCTCAACTCGTCACTGAACTTCATCCGCTATTTGAGGCAAGCGTTATTCGACGTGAGCAGAGCGGTCGACATTGACTCTATGGCGGACAAATTAGGCTCGCTCACGAACTTTGGCTTGCGCGTGCTGTATCAGGACGCACTGAGCAAGTTGGAAGAGAAACGCGGGCTTTACGCAGAAGGCATCATAGAAATAAATCATCGGCTTTTGGAACTCGCTGGTGCACCTGACACGGACGGCGGCGTTGTGGTTTGGGAAGAAGTTATGCCAGCGAACGAGAATGAAATCGCAATGGCGGTCAAGACCGACCTTGAACTCGGACTGGTAAGCAAGCAGACGGCAAGCGGTTTGCGCGGCTACACGTGGAAAGACGAAGAAGAGCGAATCAAAGGCGACCAGACTTCGGCTGACAATATCGGCGCTGCACTACTCAGAGCATTTGGGCAGGGTGAAGGCTAACAATGCCAACAGCGACTGAACTTGCGATTGCGTTCAAGAAAGCCATTGATCGGCAGGACGCGGCGGCTCTTCTGCGACTGGCAAAGACGTACCGCGAATTGTACAC